CATAAAATTAGTAAATTATAGGGTAATTCACCTTTTTCTTGAGCATCTAACAAATTATTAATGTATTCAGTGGCTTGTTCAATATAATCAAAACTATCATTGAATATAAAGTTTCCATCCCAATTACCCTCAGTGTCCATTTCTGCTTGTAATCCGAGTTCAACAGCATGTGGCCAATTCCATTTTTTTTCGGTAATAATAAACACAGGAAGATGTCCTCTTTTCTGAGCATCTGCCGCAGCTAAAATCATAGCCGTGGTTTTAGAAGTATTCGTATGTCCTAAAAAGATATTAATACCACCCATTACAGGCCCTGGTAGTCCACAGGCTTCCATGAATGCTTCACCGCAATTGTAGAATGTTTCTGGTTTGTATTTTGTTTTAGTTGAAAACTTGGATTTAATTGAATCCAAACTTATTTCTTTTTTCTTAATCGACATTGTTTAAATTATATTTTACGAATTCTTATAATGTTTCCAATTTATCGTTGGCATTGGCTATTTGTTCTACAAGTTTGTCCATTTCCTCTAAATGTTGTGGATGTTCTCCAATTCCAACAGGATTAGAAAAATAGATTAACAAGGTTGCTTCAGCCTCAGCCTGCTCACTCTCGTATTTGAGAGTAAGTGCATCAATCATTTTCTTTTGAATTTTCATTTAAGGATTTTAAAAATAAACCCCACCTTGTGATGGGGTTTGGGTTAAAAAATATTTTTTAGAAAGGTAAGTCACCATCAGCATCCCAATCTTCTTGGGGGTCTTGGTTTTTAGATTTTGAACCAATGACTACTTCACTAGATTCTGAATTTCCATAAACATATCCACCTTTGTCACTATCCCATTTTGGGGTTTCACCTTTGGCAATAGCTTCAAGATATTCTACTGGTTTTTTGGAATATACATCAGCCCAAGCAAGTTCGTCATTTACCCAACTATCTGATGTTTCTTTATTGGTATGAATTGGGGCTGGGTCATCATACATAATTGTTTGGATAACTGTATATGTTGCACCCTTTGGTGTTTTGGCTTTAGTCATCTCTAAAATGATATCTCTACCCTTAGTAGGGTCGGTAACATCCCCTTTCGCACGGAAAATTGGAATTAACTTATCCAAAATACCTTCATTCTTATAGTTGTGTTTGAACCTCCAAAACTTAACACCATCTTTTTCATTATCACGGTCAATAAGTTTTACAATATAAAATTTACGTGGTTTATATTGTTTTGCAAGTTCTTTGTCAGCATCTCTACCGGTCGCCATCAATTCTTCGTAAACTTCAGAAAGTGGGGAACGTTCATTATCATTTTTACCTGGGTCATAGAATTTCTGCCATTTACCATCTACTTGAATTTCGTGAAACCACACTTCTTTAAAAGGTGAACTACCATCATTAGTAGGTAAAATACGTAGTCTTTTTTGACCTTGTTTTTCATTGTCTTTCAATAGAGCAGCAAAATATTTCTTCATTCGCTCATCTTGAGACATTTTACTAGAACTAGAACTAGATTTTTGTGATTGTTCGTACTGTGCTAAAATAGCATCTAAAGGATTTGTCGCCATAAGTTATTAATTTTTTTAAGTTAGAAAATATTATACACAATTATAAGTGTCAGCCGTTATATAGTCAAATGGTTTGTTAATATATTTTTTTGAAACCTGAAACATCGTTTTGTTCATCGTCTTCAAATGCACTAAAACTTCGTTTAATTTCAGGTTGTGAATAATTCTCTATTTCAGTTGGTGTTAATATGTATTGTTCTTTACCACTTTCTTCAAACTCGTCTTCTTTTTCTTGGAAGAATTGACTTAATTTTTGATTAAATGGACCTGAATCAAGACTTCTTAATTCCATTTTTTCTTCTGGTGATTTAACTCTATATTTTTCAATCTTAGTTTCAATGTTATTTAATTTATCAATTATTTGGTCCATAGCTGATAATTTTTCTTCCAAATCATTAAGATGATTGAATAGATTTTCAAAATACCCTTCTTGTTTCTTTTCAACGTTTTCTTGTCCTTTAACCAAGTCAGTTACCTTAATCTTTTTTTCTTTTTTACCATCATCAATCTTTTCAACTTCTGGATCATTTTCAATATCCAATGGTTCAGGTGGTGGAGGAGGTGTTCCACTAGCTGGAGGAGGTGGAGGTACATCACCACTAGGTGGTGGAGGAGGTGGAGGTGCATCACCACCAGGAGGAGGAGGTGGGGGTACATCACCTGGTGGTGGTGGTAATTCTTGTTCATTGATATAGTTGTTTATACTTCTATATCTATTAATTTCATTTAAAATTTTAATATCAATTTTCATTTTAGTTAACCATTTAATAATTGTTTTATCCCAGTAGTGGTTTCAACTTGTATTTTTTTATTAGTTTTTAATGTATTATCAACTCTTTCTATTAATCCATCTTTCATTCTAACAACATAACATTCTCCTGTTTCTAAATCACAAACTTGTTTAGAACCATTGCCCAAATCTTTTTCAGTTGTTTTGGTGTTTTTACCTAAATAACTATCTAAAATTAATTTTACACTCATAGTATTTGTTTTAATATAAATATCTTAATTGTTATAAAAATTACCTACTAACAGAATTAAATAGATTTATCGCATTTTGTACTATTGCTTCTGCCCTTTTTAAATTTTCAGTTCCTAAATAAGCTTTATATCCATTTTCACCTTTAGTAAAATCAGAATCTTGTGTGATTATAACAAATTTAGTAATATCAGTTACATTATCTTGTAATTTTAATGATGATGGATAATTTTCCCACCTTGCAAACATAAAATTAAGTTGACTATCTAAACTATCAAAATAAACTAAAGGTGTATTATTTGGTGTACAAAAATATTTTTTCTTTGATGAAAAATACACAGATGATGGCCCCCAATCAACATCTAGTCCGATTCCGGCAAAATTATTTTCATAAGATTCTATAATACTTTCACCACCAGAAATTGCATATATTCTAGCAAACATACAATGTCTTAATGTAGTACTAGTTGTTCGTTTTGATATTTCATTAACTAGGTTTTGTAATGTTTGATATGTTGCATTTGGTTTTTCCGCAACATAAGTATTATATTTTGTTATTGCTGAACAATTTTGTAAATCACCAACGGTATTTAATTTTGTTGGTGCTGCAGTTCTTACACTAACCGCGTTGTTTTTAGTTTTAGCTTGTTCCGCATCTTTTTCTTGTTTATTTTTTTCAACTATACGCTGAACTAATTTTTGTTTTAAAGATTGGATAAAATTATCTATCTTTGGTAGAGATGCTGTAGGTTGTCTAATGCCTGAAAATCTTGTTGAGAACTTACCAGGTCCTATTGTGTGGTCAACACTTAAAATCATATAAGGCCCACTAAACATTGGTACATTTCTGAGATTAAAATACATTGTTGGTTGAATTAATGCGTTACCCATCATTTCAACATCACATTGATAACTTCTATTTTTGTATAAGTTATAAAGTGAAACACTTTGTGATGACCCACCCCTATTATTACTTTGATTAGCTAATTCGTTTGTTGCTTGTAATGATTCACTTGTCGCTTTACCATTTTCTTGTCCAACACTAAAACTATTAAATATACCTTGATTTTGTGGTCCAATATCAACATTAAACCCAACAACTTTATTTGATTTATCCCAATCATTTTTACCAACTTGATTTTCAATCAATGGGTTATCACTCGCTCTTCTTAATTCAAAAGCATCACTTCTTTTTCTATAATCAATATTATTTTTTAAATCTAATTGTTCACTAGATTTATTTGCATAAAAACAAACCATTTTTGCTGTTGAGTCTCTGTAATCCACATTTAAAAATGTTCCAAATAAAGAATTCGCAAATTCCAAAGTATCTTCAATCTTTGGTTTTGGATTTTTAACTGAATCTTGTACACCATAAAAATTAACATAAGATGGTATATTCATTACGGTAAAATTATTTTCAACCAATATAGTTTGAACAAACATTAACATAGTTTGTTTATTTACATCTCTTTCAATTATACCTGTCAATCTATCTTTAAGTTTATCAATATCAACTAAAATTTTATCACCAATATGTCTACTTGCTCTATCTAATAACAAAACATCTTCAAATAAAGTTCTAGTTTTAAAATCATTTCCGGCTATCCATTTATCATTCAACGCCTTAAATGTTTCCCACATTTCTAATTTTGTTTGTGGTTCACCTTGTACTTCATTATCCGCCCTTTCTTCTGGATTTATTTTAATATCATCCAATGAATTTCTTAAATTAATCATCAATGAATCTATTATTTTGTTTTGAAATCCTTCAATTTTATTTAAATAATTTGTCATTGCGGTATAAAAAGCTGAAGAACCTGGACTATTAAGTGATGTTGGTGTTGCCGAATATGATGATGGTGTAACCCTGTCAAATCTAATAATAAATTGTGGGTCTGTTGGATTTGTTGTTAATGAACCAAATATACCTATTATTGTCCTATCAATTAAAGATTGATAATAAATTTCTGACCCTGAAACGGTATAAACATCATTAAAAGGTCCAAATTCTTTAGAACTTTCATATAATAATACTTTTTCTTTATTATAAAATTTTGTAATAAAAATAGGTCCAGTTTTTTCAACATTTATTGTATCACCACTTTTTAAAGTGGCTGTCGCAACGACCTTTAAGTTAATTTGTGTCGCAGGTTCGTTGGGTGGTGGAATATAATTTTCTTGAAATTGATTTAATTTTTGTGTCGCATATATCTTAATTATTGGTGCTAATTCTTTTATATTATCAGCCGTAAAAGCAATATTTAAATCGACAAAAAAGTCTGTAATATAAGAACCACTATCTTTATATTTTAATTCAAGTATTTCTGAAAATCCAACATATGTTTTTAGTGCCGACCAAGCTTGAGAAAATGTTGTTTGTGATGTTAATAATTGAATACCACCATTTAATGTCGGTAACGAATTAGGTGTTGAATTTGTATATGTATCCCATTCAGTTGGATCGGTCAATGGTAGTGTTGAAAAATTTGTAAATAATTGTCTATCATAATTTGATGGATTACCATATTTGAAAACTACATCAACATCCAAAAATTTACCAATTAAATCTTGTATATTTGTAAATTGTAACGATTGTACTTTTGAAACCAAATCAAAACTTGTTGTACCCGTAGTATTAGGGATTCTTAACATAGCTCTCGTAAATTCTTGGAAATTCCTAAATGTTCTTGTTAGTGATGTGTCAGTATTTGAAATTTCAAGTTGATTAACAGTTGTTGAATCTTCATAATCATAAACCGACTTAGAAAATCTTAAAAATTCAGTTTCAAATTTATCCATAACATCCTTTTCAAATACAGAAAAGATTTCATCTATTTTAGAATATTCATCGTTAATTCCAGTTAATGTAAACGCGTCTTGGAATGTGTTACCAGTTAAAATTCTTTTTAAATATTCATTGGGTGATACTTTTTTTATTTTTGAATTATCAAAGTAGCCATAATTTGGTGCTGTCCAAAATAATCTAACAGAACCATTATATACAGCAGTATTACCAGTTACTTCTTGTATTAATTTATTATTTGAATTAAAACATTCGTTCTTCGTCTGATTAAACAATGAACCACAAGAAGGTAGTAAGTACATAAAACTTGTATTGTTACTTTGAAGACTCAAAGTCCAAGGTATTATTCTTAAATCTCTAAGTGGATTATTTGGGTCAAAACCTTCCCTTTCATCAATTATTGCATTACCAATATAATTCATTGTTAGTCCTGACCCATTTAAAGCATTTTGAATTGCTGTTGAGGTATAATTATTGGTTGGGACATTTACAACTGAAAATATTCCGGTTGTGGCTGTTTGAGGTATTGAAACAGTAT